GCGCGGCGTGCGGGGTTCGGAGGCTGGTGCCGGGAGGTGGGCGTCGACAAGCGGAGGTAGCACAAAACGCAATGGAAAGTTCGCCCTAAGCGTATTTCCTTGCACTCGGGGCTAGCGACTGCTAAAACGGATTTAGCACTTGAACAAGGACAGTGCTAACTAACAATCGGACAGAACATATATTAAGGAGTAACCCATGGCAAAGATCATTGCCTTTGACGAGGAAGCCCGCCGGGGCCTAGAACGCGGTCTCAACACACTGGCAGACGCAGTTAAGGTCACCCTTGGCCCCAAGGGTCGCAATGTGGTGCTGGAGAAGAGCTGGGGCGCCCCCACCATCACCAACGACGGTGTGTCCATCGCTCGGGAAATCGAACTCGAAGAACCCTATGAGAAGATCGGCGCCGAGCTGGTCAAAGAAGTAGCCAAGAAGACCGACGACGTGGCAGGTGACGGCACCACCACCGCTACCGTTCTGGCCCAGGCACTTGTGCGGGAGGGCCTGCGCAACGTGGCTGCCGGCTCCAACCCCATGGGTATCAAGCGCGGCATTGAAAAGGCCGTGGACGCGGTGACCAAGCAGCTGCTCGATAGCGCCAAGGAAGTAGAAACCGAAGAACAGATCGCTGCCACCGCCGGCATTTCCGCAGCCGATCCGGCCATCGGCGCCCAGATCGCCAAGGCAATGTATGCCGTGGGCGGGGGCAAGCTGAACAAGGAATCCGTCATCACGGTAGAGGAATCCAACACCTTTGGTGTGGAGCTAGAGGTCACCGAGGGTATGCGCTTCGACAAGGGCTATATCTCCGGTTACTTTGCCACCGACATGGAGCGCCTGGAGGCCGTGCTGGAAGATCCGTATATTCTTCTGGTTTCCGCCAAGGTCTCTAATATTAAGGACCTGCTGCCGCTGCTGGAGAAGGTCATGCAGACCGGCAAGCCGCTGCTGATTATCGCCGAAGACGTGGAGGGTGAGGCCCTGTCCACCCTGGTCGTGAATAAGATTCGCGGCACCTTCAAGTCCGTTGCCGTCAAGGCCCCTGGTTTCGGCGACCGCCGCAAGGCACAACTCCAGGACATGGCCATTTTGACCGGTGGCCAGGTCATTTCCGAGGAGGTGGGCTTGTCCCTGGAGACCGCCGACCTGCCGCTGCTGGGCCGCGCTCGCAAGGTTGTGGTGACCAAGGACGACACCACCATTGTGGAAGGTGCTGGCTCCCAAGACCAGATCCAGGGCCGGGTGAACCAAATCCGCGCCGAGATCGAGAACTCCGATTCTGAATACGACCGCGAGAAGCTGCACGAGCGTCTGGCTAAGCTGGCCGGTGGCGTGGCAGTGATTAAGGTTGGCGCCGCCACCGAGGTGGAGCTGAAGGAACGCAAGCACCGCATCGAGGATGCCGTCCGTAACGCTAAGGCTGCTGTGGAAGAGGGCATTGTTGCTGGTGGCGGGGTTTCCCTGCTTCAGGCAGCCCACGTGCTGGAGAACGACCTGGACCTGAATGGTGACGAGGCTACGGGCGTGAAGATTGTCCGTGAGGCACTCTCTGCTCCGCTGAAGCAGATCGCTTTCAACGCTGGCTTTGAGCCGGGCGTGGTCGCCGACAAGGTGTCTCACCTGCCCGCCGGCGAGGGCCTGAACGCCGCCACCGGCGAGTACGTGGACCTGATGGCCGCCGGCATTAATGACCCGGTGAAGGTGACCCGTTCTGCCCTCCAGAATGCCGCTTCGATCGCCGCACTGTTCTTGACCACCGAGGCCGTGGTTGCCGATAAGCCTGAGCCGCCGGCAGCCCCCGCAGTGCCTGGTGCTGACGAGATGGGCGGCATGGGCTTCTAAGCTTTACGACGCCCTTACGTCGGAAAACCCCCCCCCCCCCCCCCCCCCCCCCCCCCCGGCGGGGGGGGGGGGGGGGGGGGGGCACCTAAACCCAACAAACGTTAGAAGAGCATTCCTATTTTCTTTTCTCTCGCGTTCTGTCGGCAATCGCGGCAGATGCGTTTGCCGGCCTGGTTCGGCGGTGGTGCCGGCCGGGCGAAAACCCTTCCGCAAACATCGCAGTAGATACCGCTATCGGCTCTTGCCGGCCGGAATTCCCACCCGGCACTAGTGTGCGTCATCGGCATTTTCTTCTCCTAGCGGCATGCGCTCTTGCTCTAGGCGTAGAGCCTGTTCCCTAGCATCCTTAAGGTGGTCGTTTAGGAAAAACCAACCTTGGGTGGCGGCGCGCCGCTCCATGACTTCCCTTAGCTCGTTGTCTAGGTAGTCGATTCCGTGCCCTTCGGCGGCGGCACTTCGGACAGCGAATGCGAGCTCGTAGTACAGGGTTTCGACTTGTTCGTTTGGGTAGTTCTCTACCTCAGCGGCACTCTCGATTGCATCTAAAAACGCCTCGAAGTACGGCACCGGGGGCAGTTTACAAAACGCCTCGTCCCACGCCTCCTGTGCCATCGCGGCTAGCTCTTCAGCTGTATACTCGTCCATATTTCCTCCTCAAAAATGCCTAATGACCCTGAGACTCGTAGGACTCAGGGTCAACCAATGATTGTTCATTCATGCCAATTTTTAACGTACCAACGTTAAAAGGAACATCAGGTGAAACCGTGATGGGTTCATCCATGCGGATAGTCAGGCGAAGATACGAAGAACCACCGGGGTTATTTTCAATGATGATACCGTTGGCACAGACCATATGCGGTGTGCAAACCATTGCACCATCAATAACTAGCCCATGCTCCTTAGACAGCCGCCAGCGCGATTCACTCATGCCTAGAATAGTACGCAAGTTTGACCCATTAATCAAGCCCCCCCCCCTACTAATCAATTATTCCTAACAGTAATTGCCAATATCCTATCTAGAAGAGTAGTATTCTACATATGCTAAAGAAGACGGAAAACGAATGGATCATCCCAAAATTCCAGCTACGCCACCGGGTTAGACTCGCCCGTGAAGTCGCAGAAATGCAACAAATAGAGCTAGCAACGATCACCGGACTAAGCCGTGCGTCCATAGCGAATATCGAGGTAGGACGAACTAGGCCAAGGAAGGCGTCCCTAAATCTTATCGCATTTGCTACTGGCGTTGACCCCGATTGGCTAGAAACTGGTGAAGCGCCGCCTGGGTACGATTCAACGCAGATAGCATAATCACTATTTTTTATAAATGGGGAAGTGGCCTAGGCCACAACCCAGACTATTTGACCCCCATAGTAGGCCCCCGATTGCATGATCGTAGGCACCGGACAAGTGACCGTACCATCAGTGCCCAGCCTAGCCCGTACACCCACAGCGTCATTCAGGTCGTTAGCACCGGCCAAAGCGGCATAGATGGTTTTTGTCGGCCGGTCACTAGCAGCAAGGTTGTTCGCCAACAGTCTTGTTGCGGTAACAGCGTCACTGGTAGTGCGAAACTCAAGACTGAGAATGCGCAGTTTCCCGATTCGTTGAAGCAGGCCGGAGGCGTTACGAAAGGACGTGTTCAGCGCGACTGTTTCGGTACTCGTAGTCAGCGCTTCAGATAGCCGGGCTGCATTATTGCGCTGGACGGCGGGAAATTGACTAATTGTATCGCTTCCGTCAGCATTCAGGTGCTGAATGTTGCGGGGGTCGGTTATGGCCATGAAAAATTCTATCCTTTCCAAGTGCCGGTAGTGTTAGCCCATGTGGTCGTGGTGGTGCCCCACGTGGTAGGCCTCGGCGGCGGCGGGGGCGGTGGTGGTGGGGGCGTTATCGCGTCGTCGGTCGGTCCCCAGGCACAGTAAAGATCGTGAGTGAAACCCCAATGGTAGAGAGTGAGCGTTCCACCAATCGGGTAATAAGTTTGCTGTAGCAGCAGTTCACCATGATACTTTGTTGCCCACTTGTCCCCCGTCACCTGTATATATCTGTTCGGGGTTTCCCAGCACTCCCAACCCAGATACGTGTTGAGAAAATCAGCGTTTCGGCGGGTGTCAAGCCGAATGCGGCGGGGGCTCCCAAGCTGGGCTTTCGCCAGCTCAGAATGATTTTCGGCGTAACCGAGAATACCGCCCTGATCTGGGCAATACGGGATATCAAGCTCAACGATATTCCCACGATCCCATTGGTCACGGGTTTCACGAAGGACTCGGGTATCACGGGCATATTTGCTCTTTCCAAACAGGCCACCAGCACTATACAAGATGGTCGTGGGTGTGTTATCGGAAGTCCAGGACATGCCCTGATCCAAGTCAATTAAAACCTTCGGGGACAGTACCCACGGGGCGCCGCCCTCTGGCGTGTCTAGCTGGTGAACTGTCGGCGCTAACCTTTTCCAGTCGGGGCACCAAGCGGGGAAGGCTCCTGGTCGCCAAACCAATGATTCAGCTAGTTGTTTCACACTGATTTGATTCTCGGGTGGTTCAGCCAAATAACTTGTATTTACATCCAGGGCAATAAATGTGCCTAATTCGCGTTGGACACGCCCTAAACGAGTATTAAAATCACGAAGGTTTTTAGCATCATAAAATAGACCGTTGAGCCTGTTTGACCAGGTAGGGGATTCAGTGGCGGTAAAATCAACGATATAATCACCGATTTTCGTGTCCTTCGGGGTGACTTTAAAATCGTCAATAATGCCCTGAAATATCACTAAATCGCCACTCGCGGGTTTAGCCGTAATAATGAGTTCTGAATTAACCCATTTTTGCATTACCCGCGTTAAAGTAACGTGCTCCATGAGCATTTGGAATTGACATGTCCGATTGGCTGGGGCGCGATAAAGGTTCGTGCGCCCCCAGGTGATGGTGAGACCGTCAACGACGGCACGTAGGTTCAGGTTCCATTGGCTGTTCGGCGGGAAGATTGAAATTTGTAGCATGTTTGCCATGACACCCATTAGCGTTTCATCCTCTCATCGTAGTAGTCGAGGATTTCGCGGAGTTTCCGGCCGGTCTCCAAAGCGTCGATGGGGCCGTTGATGGTGATCTCAAAGTTGTTAATGACTTGGGGCGCTGGTAGTGGCCGGTTTAGTAGGTTATGGAAGGCGGCGCCAATACCGCCGCCACCGGCCCCATGGAACGAACCGTCATCGCCGCCGCCAACGAAACCACCACCGCCGCCGCCTACACCGCCAAAGCTACCGCCGCCGCCAAAGATACCACCTACATCACCCGCGGAATCCAGAAAATCAGTGATCCACTGGAATGCTGTCTTAATGACGTCAATAATCTTAAAGAACAGGTCCTTGAGCCAGCCTAACTTACCGCCAATGGCAATCACTGCATCAACCAGGCCCTTGGTCAGCGCAACCGCTAGTTTGCCGACAATCCCAACCACCGCAGACGTTGCCGGAGCGATAGCCTCCATCAGCTCAACAATCGGCGGCAGAAGCTCAGTAATCAAATCGGCTAGCGGCGGCAACAGCGGTGTGAGTGCCTGCACCAGCTGCACAAAGATATCCGCCACCTGAATGATAATCGGGATAATCAGCTCAATAATCCGTACCAGTGCCGGGAACAACGCCTCAGCAACTTGCATCAGGGGCGGAATAATCGGCAGCAGGGCCTCAATCAGGGACTTTATCAAATTAGCTAAATCAGGAAGCAGCGGGGCTACCACCTGAAGAATCTCAGCCAACGCGGGGAACAAGAACTTAGCGACCTCGGCAACCACGGGAATCAACATGGCCACAACATCAGCCAGAATACGGATCGTATCGACAATCACCGGAATCAACGGGATTACCGCCTCAATGGCCATGCGGAGAACATCACCAATCAGGGCACCGATATCACCCAGAATCGGGGCAATGGCTTCCATGATCTGCGCGAAAGCGGGGAACAGGACGCTAGCTAGCTCAGCAATCGACGGCAGTAGTTCACTAGCGACGCCGGCTAGCGTCTGAATCAACTCGATAATGACCGGCATGATAGGTGTCAGGGCGTCAATGGCTATGCGGAACACTTCACCCAGCAGGTTGGAAATGTCCCCAACTAGTGGGGCAACAGCACTAATCGCCTCGGCCAACGCGGTGCCCAGGAACGCCACCAGCTCAGCAATCGACGGAAGCAGCGGCGCCAACGCCACCACTAGGTCAGCAATCGCCTGAGCTATCGGCCCAAACATTGGTGCCAGCGCGTTCAGCGCCTCAACAAGCGCCTCACCAGCCACCTGGGCAATAGTGGAAAGCGGCTCCACCAGCTGGGCGATAATCTCACCCAGGGCGGACAGGATACCGCCAAAGCTGGGACCTAGCGCAATGCCTAACTCAACAATTAAATCCAGCAGGGGGCCTATCAAATCCGACAGGCCACCCAACGCCTCGATCATGCCCTGAATCAGAGCAGTGGTCGCCCCGCTGGAAGCATACTCCTGAAATTTCTCACCCAGCGTTTCGAGGACGCCACCGAAAGCAGCGCCAAAATCACCGGCTATACCATCTAGGCCGGTGCCAATGGATAAAACACCCTCTAGCAAGGTATTTAATCCGGGACCCATGGCGTCTGTGAACTCACCCGCGGACGCGATGAGCTTTTCCAATTCACTTTGATTGCTAACAATCGTATCAACAAGGCCACCCATCAGGTTGCCAACGCTAGCACCCAGGCCAGCCATGGGCTCCTCAAGGTTGGTGATAAGGCCACCCAGATTCTCGAATGGTTCCTCAAGCGCCGCGGCGAACTCACCGCTCACCGACTCTTTCAAACCATCAAAAGGCTCTTTCAGCCCCTCGGCAGCCTCTTTGATCCCATCGAAACCTAAAACAACAGCACCTAACGCGGGGCCGGCCACCGCCGCTAGCGCAGTGGCACCAGCAGCAACTTGGCCTATGGCGCCGCCAGCGATGGAGACAAGGGAGGTAATTCCGGTGGTGAGCCCCCCTATTTTGGTGGCCATGCCGGCCGCCTGGGCAGTCGAAGCGTTGATATCGGCCGCCATCTTCTGGGCGGCGCGCGCCGCCTCAGTGAACCCCTTAGTGTTGGCGTCACTGACAATGTTGACCGATAGAATAGCTGACTTCTTTTTCCCCGCCACCGATTACCTCTTTTATCTCTTTTTCGCTGCTTCCGCCTGCTCAGCCATCACCTGCAACATGGTATCTATCCATGCGGGGTCTTCCGCCAACAGCACACTAGGCGGAATCCCCGTATTCACAGACAACAGAGCTATGACGCGGCAGGCGTCGCCTCGGTAGGGTTTAGGCCAGTCTCACCACCGGACTGACTCAGCGCCTCGACGCTTTCTAAAAATTCCTCGAAACTGTATTCGGTTTGGCCGGTGCGCTGCAACGCCTTCCAAGCCAAGAACGCCGCAAACGTCAGCGGGCTATCCGTTGCCGTACCCCAATCGCGGAGGCGAGCGGTGCGCTCAAACGCCACTTGATCGGACAGAATAGGCGTTACGGCGACTTCCTCACCGCTGGTGTATCGGACATTAATAGTTAGTTTCATCGTTTCTTTCCTTCGATCTTTCCTAAAATACGATCAATATGCTGCTCGTAAACTTTCAGCCACAACTCTTCATTAGCGGCGGCGGCAGCAGCAATCCACGGGTTCGGCGCAATGTGGCGCTTCGGCCAACCCCAGTGAATCGGGTTCGCGTAGGGAACGAGCTTCCGGCCGGCCCTGACCATGCCGGCCTTCT